GCCATGCTGAATTTCCCCACTTTCCCGGCGGCGATAGTCGGCTTCGGTGCCGAGCCGTGATACATGCTGGCCCCGTTCTTCAGCAGATCCAACACGGTCGGACTCGCGCCGCTGGAGCCGGCAGAACCGACCACTGAGCGCACCTGAGACGACGTCGGCGCCACCATCGAGGCCAGCACCAGCCCATTGCTCGGCGTCACGGCGGCCCCACTGAGAAAACCGTCAGACATCCACCACCGCCGCGCCGCGCTTCTTGATCACGATCGGGACATGGATGCCGGTCTGGGACTCGCGGTTGTCGCGGCGGTACACCGCCGACTCCACCTGGGCGTATACACGGGAGTAGTCTCGCTCGGAAGTAAGTCCCACCAGGGCCATGGCAGCTTCTCGTTCCATACCCAGCCAGGTCTCGGCGTCGACCACGTCGGGAGTGTTGGCGTCGCCCACCCGCAGTCCGTCCAGACAGAATCCGTCGCGTTCGACGCGCACCATCTGGTCATCGGCCACGAGCGAGTGCACCATCTCCACTTCTTCCTGGGACTGGCAATAGCGGACCCCGCCGTCCTTGAAGGTGATCCGATAGAAGCCAGTCCCAAAGGTGCACTCCTTGCGGTGAACGGTGGTAACCAGGAGCTCAGGAGGGTTCATCACCATCGTCTTCGGGCGAGCCGCGGTTAGCGAGAACCTCGCGCGCGGCCGCAATCCATCCAGTCTGGCTCGCGTCGTCCAACTCTTCCCACAGTGGGAGCTCTTCGCGCTCCTCGATGCCGCGCCCGCCCAGATTGGTGCGATACGCCTCGTAGGCGACCTGGCCCAGGTACTGGTCGTCAGCTTGCATGGTCATGAGGTGGTGAACGTCCGATCGCTGGTGTAGGTGGTCAAGCCATTGGCAGTCGCGCGAATCCGATAGTGGTACAGCGTGCCGCTGGAGAGCCCGGTCAGCGGCTTGGACTGCGGGCCGATCCCCGAGCCTTCGGTGTTGGTGCTGCCATAGGCCAGGGTGGTGCCGTACTCGACCTGGTTGGCCGACTGCGGCGCCAGGGTGTAGCTGACAGTGGCTCCGGTGGTGGTGATGGTGCCGGCCGAGATGGCGCTGATGGTCGGCGCCTGGTTGATGGCGGCAGAGGTGCTGCCGTTGGGCGGAATCTCCACGTACGGACTGGCGGGCCAGCCGCCAGGGGGTGTCGGCCCGCTGCCGCCGGGCTCGTTGCCCCGCCAGTCCACCGGAGTGTGCGTCCACAAGCCGCCACTTGCTCCCACCTGGGAGGCGATGGCGCCGCTCATATCACCCGGCACGCGCGGACTGCTCCTGCGTGATCTCGTGAGCCCGCTTCCGCGCGTCATCGTGGATCTGGCGGCGCTCCTGGTCTCGATTCTCGCGTGCCTTCTGGATGCGCTTGTCTCGCTCCCGCTGGGCATCGGTACGTGGCAGGTCAGCCAGGTACGCCACCAGGTCAGGAATCGTCTTCTGTCCCGCGCGGATAAAACCCTTGCGCTCGTAGGTCTCGTCGTTCGCCACCGGCGCCGGAAACTGCCCGCCGTCGGGGCGTTTCCAGATGGTGTAGTCGATCATCGAGATCTGCTCGTCGGGACCCGTGAGCGCGTCCTCGTAGCGGCGCGGCCGCAGCGCGAGCACCTCTGGCGGGCTGGCCGGCGCGGGATGCGCCTTGAGCTCGGCCGTCAGGTCGTTGGCGTTGCCGTAGATCGGCGGGGCGGTCGGCCGCGGGTCGACCAACAGCTCGCGGTCATGTTTTTCAGTGTGCTGCGGGTCGCGCTGCGCCGTGGGTTGCGCTGTGGGTGGTGTCGGGGGCTTTGGCGTGCTCGGTGCGCTCGGTGCCGCGGGCTGTTGTCGTGGTGCTTCGGCCATGAGAGAAAACCTGCTCCTCCGTCGGCGGGTCTTTGATCGCCGGATCGGGATAGGGACCTTGAGGCGGGTCGGGGTAAGGACCTTCGGGCGGGTCGGTCTGCTCGGTGTGATGGGCCTGATGCTGCGGCTCGGGCTCGTCGATCGGCCCCGGGTTGGGGATCTCGGCCACCGCCTGGGCCTGGTCCTCGTCCGCCAGCTCCTGCTCGTAGGGAGTGCGACCGATCCCGCGTCCCTCTTCGGCGGCTTCGCGGACCTGGCGCTCGGAACGCGTTTCCGTCTCGCGGTCGGTCACAGCTTCCCCCGATTCTGCTGCTTCTTGGCTTGCTCGATGGGGTCGTAGCCCGTCCCCTGAACGGCCTGGCGGTTGCGCTCGAGCATGCCCTGCAGCCCCTCCAGGCTCTGGCTCTGGGCGGTCTCTACCCCGGCCAGCAACCGCGCGTCCTGAGCATCCTCACGAGCCTGGGCCCGCTTGGGCTGGATCACGCGGATGTCCTTGCCGGTCTCGGCCTTGATCTGCTTCAGGTACTCTCGGACCTCTTCGGTCGAGTATTCGTCGAAGGTGTCCTCCAGACTCAGATCGCGATAGCGCTCGGCGGCGCGGCGAATGGCGTTGATCAGCGCTGCCTTCTCGCGCTGGTCCGCCAGGATGTGGGGGTACTCCACACTGAGGTACTGCTGCTCTTCGCTCAGCCCGCCGCCGCGGCCCGGAGTCTGCCCCAGCAAGCGGTAGCCCTTGTCCTGGTAGTACGCACGGTTCTGGGGGTCCCCCTGCAACTGCACCACGCTGCCGTCCGGCTTGAGGAACCAGCGATAGGGGTAGTTGTAGTTCTGGCCACGCATCGGCTGGGAAGCCTGCGGCGGCGTACCCGCCAGCAGGCTATCCAGGAAAGTCGTCTCGGACATCTAGCTCGCTCCGTTCACCAGGATGCCGAAATTGTCTCGCATCTCCTGGTGGCCGTAGATGACCTCCGACGCCAGTTTCCAGGTGAAAAAGTCGATGTCGTAAAACACGTGGGTCTTGGGAGTCCGCTGGACCACCAGCGCCAGCGCGTCACGATGGAAGATGGCGTTCTGGGCCTGGCCAGCCGCTGGCCGGACCAGGTTGGTGGTGACTTTCAGTGTCAGACCGTACATTTCGCCCAGGATGCCGTTCTTGACAGGCATGTCGCCGGTGCCGATATACAAAGCATTGCTCCAGCGGTCCAGGGCCAGCTTCGACACCTTCTCGGCCGGGGTCATGACGAAGAAACGATCGTCTTGCGGCACGTCCGCGTCGTCCAGCAGTTTGATCGCCGCCAGAACGTTGGCGTCTGACGCGGCAGTGCCGAGCGTTCCGACTGCCTGCGAGAAGCCTGCAAAGTCGGCGGCCAGCTTGGAGTCGATGTCCTTCGCCAACGCGTAGCCCAGCTTGCGTTGGTACTCGTTCTGCACATCGACCTGCGATTGCACCTTGACGATATCCTCGATGCCGACCGCGGCGTAGCTCCAGATGTTCAAAACGATGGTGACCGCGGTCTCAGCCACGGTCTCATAGGTAATGGCGGTGTTTTCAGCCTTGGCTCGAGCCGCCAGGTTGCCGATGCTGGCGACCTTGACGGTCTTGCCTACCGACGCGTCTGCTTCGTAGCCGCGGTTGACCGACGGCGCGATGACCAGGTTCGACTCGGTCGCGCGCAGCACCTGCTTGCTCCAGATATCCGCTGGAGCTCCCCCAGCTTTCGAAGGGGGGCCGACTATACCATCGAGGCCTGAATAGCCTCGCCGACCGTGTAGTCTGTGAAGGCTTCGAAGCGACGATTGCGGAACATGTCGAGGATTGCCAGCTCGCGGTCCGTGTACGGTTTGTCGTGACCTGGCATCGCGAGTCTGAACTCGCAAAACTCGTACATCACCTTCGCTTGATCCCGCTTGGTCCGCAGGTACGGTAGCAGTAACGGCAGCCATCGAGCGCACCGCTTCAGCCCTTCCGCACGGATCTGCCAGAAATCGGCCTTCGCGTGTCCGTTGAGATTGATCCCGCGGCGTTGTCGGTCCCACACCAGGTGCGGAAGGTGGTACGCCTCGAGAACATCGAGCAGATACGCGAGCGTTGGCCGGTCCGTGTTGCCGACAGTGATTCGCGGCGTGAAGTACGCCCGCTTGTGCGGACGGTTTGAACGGGATGCAACAAGTTGCTGAAACCCGAACGAGCCTTCACCGTCGATGAATCCTGCTAGCCATGCGAGATCAGTCTCTCCGAAATTGCCCTGCTGATTGCCCACGTATTCTTCACTCTTTTCCCTTAGTAGGTGTGAAGACTTTAGGGTATCCCAGCAATAGAGGTCGGTTTTACAGCCCCAATTCAGTGCGTTTCAGGGCTGAAGATTCCATCCGCAATAGTCTTGTCAACGAATTCGCTAGCCCCGGTGGCCATGGGTGCTACCCCCTTCAGTGGTACTGGTTGCTATCTCTGTGTAAGGGGGACACCACGGGTCGATCTATGGCGTACCCCCGGTTTCGGATGCCCGTTCTCGTCGAACAGGGCGTCATATTCCTTGAGTGACATCGCGGCGATCTGTTCGTCTGTCACTTCGCGGACGCGACCGGGGGTACCTGAGTCGCGCTCGGGGACAGGCTCGTCACCGTTGACCTCGCTCAGCATCGACTTTCTCAGTGCGGACTCGCGTTTTCTAATTTCGAGCTCGACTGTCTTGTCGACGACGAACGAGAGGTATTCTGCCACTCCTTCGGCATGGGACTTGCCGGCACCGAATGTCCGGCCAGAAACTTCCTTCTGCACCGCGTCGTCCAGATGCGTTTTCTGGAACAGCGTGACGCCGTCCATGAAGGGAACCGCGGCCTGGGCTGCTTGCTGCGACGCGATTTGCTGCTGCAGCTCGCGCTGAGTGAGCTCGCCCAGGGTGTAGAGATCGTTGTTCGCCGCAGCGTCGAGCTTGGCCCGATCCGCGGTTTCGCGCTCGATCCGGGCTCGGTCGGCCTTGACTCGGCGGTCGGCGACGTTCCCGATGAGCCCTGAGAAGACTTCGTCCTTCTCGAGCTCGTCGTACGGGACGTTCTTGAGGATCGACCGCAGTGAAGGACGAAGTCTTC